GGACTGAACGACATATCAAATCCCGCATCTTCCAAATCCTTTATCATCCGGTATAATACATCACTTCTTGGTGAGGACATAACTGCGATGAACGCACCAGGTTTTAATACCCTATAACACTCCGTCCAAATATCCTTTGGTGGTAGTGCTTTATCAAAATCAAGTCCCATAAACTTTATCCCATACGGTGGATCCGTTGCCAATAAATCAACTTATCACCGAGCATTAAATGTTGTTCTGTTTTATTCATCATTATTATCTGGTTTTATTATGTGTATTTTAATTTCATTATCATTCGTGATAGGTTTTCCATCTGTGGTTATATCTGTTCGGTCTATCCACTCACTATCACGATATACATTTTGTGCGTAATACTTAAAGAAATTACTATTTAATCCCTTTGCCCCGTCTTCTCCCCATCTTTCCAAAGCCTTATTTATAAACCACTCTTCGGATAGTTGGAGCGCTGTATTTATAGTGCTCCTAAACTCTTCTGATCTATCCATCAATCTATACATCGTATTACGGGATATATTAAGAATATTTGCAAAGTGTAATTTATTACCACCGGTTCTTGCCCTCTCATAAACTTTTTCCTTCCAATCGGGGGGAAATATACCCCTCTCAATCAGTAGTTCTATATTAAATGGTTTCCTTCCAGTTTTCATTTTTCCTTATTTTTTTTGAGTTTAAGACCTTTTTTTATATTCGTGGTGTATTACCCTTGCCACTTTATTTAAGCAATCTCTGCACCCTCTATTTAACCTGAAACGTTGTGGGTATAGATCATTATACACCTTCTCCACGAGATCCCACTTCTCATCATTCATTTTGCTTGCGATTAAAAGATATTCGTGAGCTTGTTTTAATTCTTCCATATTCACATCAGTTGATAATGTGGTTATTGGTTTTTGTTTTTTCTTGCATGTATTACATCCCATAATTCTATTGTTGTTTTTTCCAGTTTATTAAAAGATCGGCTTTTATTTTCTTTATGTATCTCCCCACGCTATTCATCGGTATTTGAGTTTCCTTATGGACTTTGGTGATGCTTCCAAGTTCTGCCCATAATAAAAATAGATCTCGTTGGAACCAATCATATTTTTCTAACTGTTGTTCCACCCATTCCCACGTTGGATATTCATTATCATCTTGTGGTATTTGGTATAACTCAGGTTTTATTTCAGTTAATATTTTTTTTTCTTTTTCTTTCTTGTATCTAAAAGGACTGGTGTTGGAGTGATAATTGTTTTTGCATATCTTGATGATGTAATATAATTTCTCATTATCGGGGACTGTATTGATCTTTTTATTTTTTAGTATCATAATCATCATCTCTTGTATAAACTCGTCTGTATCCTCATTATTTTTGGTTATATTCCGTATTGTTTGCTCCACTTGGTTATAGTTAATTTCAATCCAACTGTTAATATCCATATAATCCTTTTCATCTATAAATATTATGTTATAAAAAATATTCCAAAATATTTTAATAATAAAAGGGGAGAAGTCTATATTTGACTTTCTCCCCCTTCAACCACAACTAAAAAAAATAAGGTTAAGTATTTTGTTGTTTGTATTGTGGGTATTTCTCTGATAAGTATTTATTCATCAGATCATATCTTTCTTTTAATTCTTTGGAAAATCCTTTTGTAATCCAAATTACCTGCAAATCAGTAACCATATTTATATCCAATATGTCTGCACATATTCCACAGGTGGTGAACCAATCCATTACTAATCGTGACTGATTCTGAAAAATAATTTGTTCGTCTTTTGTTGTAGTTTTCATTTTTGTTTTTGTTTTTAGTTTAGTTTAATGTTAATTGATAAAGTGTTAATTTCTTTGAAGTAATTAAAATCTAAGTTTTTGTATTCTGTATATCTATCCCCGTGTCTGATCTTATTTACCATCTCCCTTGATATTCCAAAGAAGTTGGCAATTTCATTATCGGAGTGATAATCCAATTCAGTTAATAACTTGATGATAATTGCTTGTTTCTGTCTGTTTTTCATATCTGTTCTTTTTATATTATAAATATAGTAATAAATGTTTTTATAGTCAAATAAAAAATTAAATATTTAAGTCAAAAATGTTTATTTCCTTGAATGCTTCTTCAACATCTTCTTCACTTGAAATAACAATATCCCCATAAGTAATTAAATAACCATTTCTCAAATATCTTAAATAATCTTGTTGTTTCCAAGAATAATCTGCATTTATAGTTTTAATTTTTGCACTAGCATTACTAGTATTACTAGTATTATTATTATTTTTTTTATTATTTTCTTTTATTACTTTCTTTGTGCGGGCACTTTGTGCGTCACTAGTGAGGGCATTTCGTGCGTGTCTAGTGGAGGCACTTTGTGCGTCACTAGTGGAGGCACTATTTAATAGTTTATAGATTTCATCCTCATCCAACGTGTAAAAGTTTTTTGCAGGATTTCCCTTTTTTTCAATAGATAAAATATTTTTATCTTTTAATATCTTAATAGATTTTCTCCACGCTCTCTCACCCAATCCTGTATATTTCATAATTCTTTCTTTCTGTTGATAAAAGGGTTGGTTAAATTGTTCTGCACAATCTATAAGATGAGTTAGTAATAAACTTGCTTCTAATCCTATTTCATAAGTGATGTTTTTATTTATCACCCAATAAGACGACTGAGATAATAATTGTTTTAACATATCTAATTGATTATTATTGTTTATCCCCCTTAAAGTTGTTTATTTCATTCAGGATAATCGTTTCTAAAAACTTCCCAATCTTTAAGTTATTGTTCGCACAATATATTTTAAGAGCCTTGTGCGTGTCCTCACTAATCATAATACTTTTCATTTTTATTTTATATTATTGTTTATTGTATAATTATAAATATATTATAAAATAAAAAAAATTAAAAGTCAAACTATAATTTAATAATTTTTTTGAGATCGTAATTTCTCTTTGAGGACTTCTCTGTTGGAATGGGGGATTCTGTATAATATAGCAATCCCTCTTTTTTTGTTAAATAAACACGATCTACGAGATCTTTGTTGTCCTTGCGGTGTATCTCCCTATTAAAAGAAAAATATTGTCTAAAAACCCCTGTATTTCCTTCAATCCAACTTGTATCCGTGTTATAAATAATATCCAATAATATTCTTTTCCTTAAACCCTTCTCCAACAACATATCAGAAAAGATAAAAAACTTCTCCTGATCCATATTGCCAGTAGCTATAATATCCATATCATAAGATGTGTAACCCTGAACTATGGATCCACATAAGAATATATCAAAATCACTTGAATACTTTGTTTCTAAGATAAGATCTTTTACCGTTGGTATAACACCACTATCCAACAATAAAAGAGGTTCTGTGATAAAGTAATTACCTCTTAAATAAAAATCTTTATATCTGTGCCAATTCTTCATATAATAAAAGGGAGGGGATAGACAGAAACTAATAGCAAACTAAACTAATAAACTTATATATAGATAAATTAACAAAAAGAACCCCTCCCTGATAATTATAAATATAATAAATATATTTTTTATGAAAATGAAGTGCAAAAGATGTGGAATATGGAAAAATGAAACAAAGTTTTATCTATCCAAAACTAATCACTCCGGCAGACATTACACCTGCAAAAAATGCCAAGATAGAAAAGAACCCGTCTTAATGGACGAACTCAACGGATATGAATATGTGGTGGAGGAAACTAAAATACTACTTGAACGACTAGGTTATGACCTATCAAAGAATATCCACGATCAATTCAAGCAAAAAGTTAAAGTTAAATACGGGGTCTCCCTTGAATAATATAAGACCTTAACTATTTCTATCCTTCCATCTGGAATAACAAATAGCGAAACTCTGTGCTCTATTATACTCGTCTTTGATCTGTTCATAACAACGACTTATAAACTGATATTGTCTTTCATCTGGTCTTGGTTCGGGAAGCGGCATATTATTACTTATTATCTTTTAATCTGGCATCGTGACGAGCCAACATATCTTTTAACTCATCATTCTCTTTTTTTAAGTTATCTATCTTTTTCTCCAACTCATCAACCTTATTTAATAAACTCTTAATCTCACCCTTTAAGTCTTCAATAATGGTATTGTATATCTCAATACTCTTTTCCATATTAACTAAGGTCTGATTCTCTAATTCCTTTTTGGCTCTCTTATTACCAATTATATAGGAAACAACACCAGTTACAGTTGAACTGATGAACGTAATTAAGTTCTCATCAATCATTTTAGTCACAACATAATAGATCACTAGACGGATCCAAATAACCCTTTATCCCTTTCGGTGGCAATCTCCTCTGACCCGGAGGAATCTGAATACCAGAAAAATAATTCTCTTTCTGTGGTGCCATACCTTCATTTGATGAATAAGAAAAATATAACGGAAAATCATTTGGATTATCTTTAATGTAATCCATTAACCTTTGAGAATAAAACTCATATCTATTTTGAGTCATATTTCGTAAATACTTCATATCCGCAGGGGATGCTGTATTACCTTGCTCCGTATTACCCAATATTAAACCCTTATTCATCGTTCTCATCCACAATTCAGGGATGCACTCATAATAGGCTCTTTGTATTAAATAAGGCTGTATATAATCTTGCAATAAGATAGTTTCCTTTGATGATAAAGTATTATTCTGTGCCTTATTCAACATATAGTTATAAAACTTCGTTCCCAATAAGGTCTGTAACCCGATGTCCTGACTGATCTGAATACCAGCAATCAATAAACTATCATCAACACCTGAGTTAATGTTCGTAAATGCTTTAATCTTATCTGATGAAACTAATAATACCCCCATCACTCAATTATCTCTTTTTCGTTTATAAATAACTCATTTTGGATGATCTCAATTTTCTTAACCTCTTGTGTCTGCAAAAATAAAACCCTTTCCATTTCTCGTATTAACCTCTCTTGTATCGGAACCACTAAGGTCTGCAAGAAATGCTCATACGCATCTCTCATCTCATCTTTTGATCCCAAACCTTGAACCGTCTTAATACCCAATAAAGTTGGATTGGAAATACGAGTGGCTGTTAATATGGTCTGTTGCACCATATCGCTTACCTGAATAAACATATCCGCACTTGCCGCATTTGTAATAGGGGTTACAGTTGGCTCGTGTTCCTTGTCCTCAGAAAATGTAACAATTAACTTACCCGCATTATTTGTGGATGTATAACGCTCCTCCAAGTGTCTATAAACCATATCCCTCTCCTCCTCTGACGGAACCCCGTTATTCATAGAAAATACCGTTCCACTTACATAACCATTTCTTAAATTATTTAAGTGATAATTCTTGATCTCCACATCAATCTCAGCTGCATAACGTGCAGCAATCCATTCATTAACAGGATAATAAAACTTGCTCGGCTGATAATTCTTATAAAAATATACCTGACTAGGTGTTTCATTACTTAAATCAAATGCTGGTATTTCAACAGGCTTGAACTTCCTTACATTCATCCAATCATTACTGAAATAATACTCATGCACCCTATCCATATTGTCTGCCTTACCACTTCTTAACTTTGATATATCCATATGGTAGAACTCAGCAATTCCTTCCTTATCCCTTCTTAAAATGGTGTTTAAGGAAAAACCATTATGTATTACATAATCAGTAACAACCTTCTTAAAAACATCATATACACTATCCATAGAGTTCGCAAGAACCAAGTTCGCTGACTGATTATTGATTAACATATCCTTACCAATAACCGCATCTCTAATGGAGTTTAATGCTGATCTTAATGTCGCAGAATAATTATAAAGATCTATGGAATGCATCGGCCATAAATTATCATTACCCCAATATACCCATTCCTTATTATTGATTACCTCCTCAAAGTCGGGGAGATCTGCACTTGCAAAATCAAAACTCTTTATAAACGACTTACTCATATCTTAAAATATAATTTTTATTAACCTTTCACTTATATCGCACTAAAATTACCAATCTCAGTTAATACCAAATCACCATTAACAGCGTAGGCTTGGTATAAGTTCCAAGCATTATTTGAGGGGTTCGGCAAATTACCATTAGCACTATATACATCTCCACCACCACTTATAGTCATATCTGTAATACTATAACTACCTGTTGCAAATACCCAAAATAAATAACTACTACCCTCTTGAATATTGCTAAATGTAACCGTAGCATTACCCGTTAAATTAAACTTAAACCATCTTGCTAATGATAAATCAACAGGTATAGACCCTGAAACATTACCCCCATCAACAACCGGCTCTCTTGTAAAGTTGCTTACCTTAATTTTATTTGTTGTATTACCCGTAACATCAACTATTGCAATAACATCATTTTCTGTTCTTGCTGTTATTTCTACTAATTCACTAATTTTTTTTGTTGCCATATCTATATTACAATATAATTATTATCCTCCGTTAAAAGTTCATCACCACTCTCAGTTAATAAAAAGTCATCACAAGGAGGATTACCACCAAATAAAATAAATGTTTTTAACGCAGCACTAGTTACAGGATTAAAACCTAAAACTACAACATTTGTGTCAAACTGAGTTGAACCATCAGCATAAAACCTTGTTCTATCACCATATAAAAAAGGTGCCAAAAGCCCTGATCTAAGATTTTCAATTATTTCTTTAACAATATAATTCGTGCTTCCACCTGTATAAGTATAACCATAACCGATTACTTGGTCGGGGTCTAACTCAAAGGTTAATGAACTTTTACCCGTCCCCGTAAAGACCGGAAATAAACTTGTATCGGCTGAATATTGAGTATAATAACCACATTCATTTTTTTCATACAAAGTATTTTTAACTCTTAACTCAAAACCTGTATAACTATCTTTAACCAATAAATCTGGATAAATATCATTCCAATTATGAGTTCTCTGTAATGAGTTAAAACCAATAGATCTAAAACTAGTGATAATAGGGGTTCTATTTACATTTTCATCATAATAAATAAAGTTCTCGTTATTCTCATTACCCGCAGTATAAAAGTTAAAATCAGGGGGTATAATATCATCTTCAATATACGCTCTCCCCTCCTCCAACTTGTTATATGCATAAATTGGATTCGTTGAACCTGATGTATAACATTCATAAATGGAATAATAATACTGACCTGGAAATGGAAATACCACATAAGGAACATCACCTGTATAACCCAC